CGGCATACGCCGCCACCACGTCGTCCGCCTTGAGGTGAACCCAGTACGGCCGGACGCCCAGCGCGCGTTCCTGCGCCAAGTTCTCAACCCCGTCGGCCCGGGTAAAGTCGACGAGGATAAACGAGAACCCCGCCTGAATACCGTCGTGGAGAACGTCCTGCGCAAAGCGGGTGATGTCTTGCCCGCGCATATCGACGTCCTCGAAGATCGGCTTGAGGACTTCGGGGACGGGATCGGAAAGCACAACCGGCTTTTTGAACGGCAGGCTTGCCGCGTTGCGGACCGCGTCCTCGAACATATTCGTCAGGACGGTTTTCGACAGCCGGATTTGATACTCGGCGTCGCTCTCCGCGCTGAACTGCGGGAGATACGTCTCCCCCGCGTCGCGCATCGCATCGGTCCCCGCCATCAGGGTCCTAATCATCGACCAGCGCGGAGCCATGAGGTTATAGGCCGAGCTTTTCTCGCTCGGATCAGGCTTCTTATTGTCTGTCATTGTGGGTCCTTTTAGGACTGCCAGCGTATCTCAACGCTGCCCGCTCGTTTCGCGGGGCCGCTGGCAAGTTCGTTGAATGCGTCCGTAGCCGCGTCGACTTGGTCGTCGTGCGCCGCCGCCGGGAACATCGTCATTTCGTCGAGGAAAATTCGGTTCCAGGGCGCCCGCAAAAGCCGGACGTTCCCCGCCTCCGCTTGCGCCGCAAACGGCCCGGCCCGGGTTTCCTTTGAACCCGTCGGCGGAACCGCGCGGGCGTTAAACCCCGCAAGCGTTCGGATCAAATAACCGGCTTGTGCCTTACCGGCTTGCCCGGGGTCCTGCGGCAAGCGAATACGAACGTCCTTGCCGTCGAGCAGCGCCGTGTTACGGATCGCCCGCTCAACCTCCGCCGGGCCGCCGCGCAAGCGGATCACGTCCTCAATCGTAAAAAATCCCGCCTCGTCGCGGGACATCAAAACGCCGACGGTCCAGTCCGGGTCGGTCCCGTATTTTTGCACCGTCGCCGCAAGGTCCCAGGCGCGCACCTTGACCCGTTTCGCGGGCATAGCGTCGACGGTCGGGAACCAATGCTCCTTGAACATGCCGCCGCCGCGAGGCGCGGGGCGCTGCTGGAGCTGCCCGGCCGCGGCGTAGGAACCCATTTCAAGGGCGAGCTGCTCAATCCCCGCAACGTCAAAGCCGGGCCGATCGGGCCACAACGGTTGCCCGGCCTCCGTCCGCCAGTCGTACTTGCAAACGTAAGGGTGGTCGGGTTCGTATAGCGCGGGGAGGCAGACGTGTTCGTACGGGAGCCCCGACGAAAGAATGTAGCCCGCAACGTCCCGCTCGTGGACGCGCTGCATCACCGTAATAATTGCGCCCCGATCGCGGTTGTTCAGACGCGAGGGCAACACTTCGCGGAACCAGCGGTTTGTCTCGTCGCGGACTTGCGGGCTCTCGGCCTGCTTGACGTTGTTCGGGTCGTCGATAATCAAGGCGTCGCCGCCTTCACCGGTCGCCATACCGCGGACCGAGGTCGACTGCCGGAACCCACCCGCCGTCGTATTGTAACGCGTTTTTTCGCCCTGATAGGCGTCGAGGACAACGTGCGGGAACATCCGCCGATACCACGGCGACAGGATCAGGTTGCGCATTTTGAGGTTGTCGCGCGTCGACAGCCCCTCGTCGTAGGACGCGGAGATAAAGCGCGCACGGGGGCCGGAGAGGGGGTGTGGTTTCCCGTCCGGGTAAAACTTCGGCGGCTGCGCCCAGCACCACGCGGGCCAGAGAACGGAGATCAAGAGGCTCTTGGAACTACGCGGCGGGATGTTGACGAGGACGCGGGTTAGCTCGCCCCTCGTTACCCGCTCAAGGACGGAACAGAGGACCTTGATATGCGGCCCGTCGATAAACGGATCGGGATCAACGTGGGGCCACGCCTCGACGACGAACGCGTGAAAGTTATCGACGAGGCAGCTATGGTACAGCCCGTCAGGGCTCCCCCCCTCCTCCAGAAGTTTCGTCAGGGCTCTGTTTTCGGAGGTCCCTGAGTGCAGCGAGCCGTTCATCGATCGGAATATCCGTCCATTCGGAGTAAGTCGCGCTAATCACGGGGCCACCGTTCGGACCGGTGATCTCCTGCCGCTCGGAATAGCCGCGCGCCTTGCCTTTGGTTTTGAGGTAGAAAATTACCGCCGTGAGGTTGCTGGCCTTGATCGCGTTCACAAGCTGGCTCTCCGCCAAATCAAGGACCCGCTCCTGTGCCTCCTCGCGAACCGCGCGGAGGTGGGGGTACTTGCGAAACCAGTTGGAAACAGTCGACGGCGCGACCTTCAATTTTTCAGCGATTGCGTTATTGATACCAGCGCAAGACCAGATCGCAGCCTCGATCTCTGCCATCGTCGCGCCGGGTTGCCGCCCCGGAGGGCGGGGCTTAATCGGATAATCGATTATCGGGATATCGATCTCGTCAGGCTTGTCTTTCGGAGTATCGCCCACGGCGGAACCTCTGATTTCGGCGCGTTGCGCGGTCCGTCTTGCCGGAGACGCAAGGCCCTTGGAAACAGCGACGCGCCCACATTTTAGCGGGCGTTCTTACCGGCTCGCTTTTTATCGCGCGCAGGAGCAGCGTTACCCCGTGAGCCATGCACTTCCCCCTTTTTCAGTCTTGCAACGGCGAGGTCATTGAACACCTCCCCCGTATCGGCGTGGATCGCCTGCTTCCCCGTAAAGTCCTGCCAGCGCCGAATGGCGACATCGACATAGGCGGGCGACAGCTCGATCGCGTGGCACTTGCGGCCCGTCATTTCGGCGGCAATGATTGTCGTCCCCGAGCCGGAGAAGGGTTCGTAAATCGCATCGCCCAGCGCTGAATTATTTTCGATCGGCTTCTTCATGCACTCGATCGGCTTCTGCGTAGAGTGCCCGGTTTCCGACTTCTGAGGCTTGTCGATTTGCCAGAGGGTCGTCTGCTTTCGGTCGCCACAGTAGTGGCCTGCCTTGCCCTTGCGGACCGCATACCAGCACGGCTCGTGGTGCCAGTGATAGTCGCCGCGACCGATCGCAAAATGCCCCTTCGCCCAAATAATCTGCGAGCGAAGTTGGAACCCGCATTCGGTCAGGCTGTCTGCAACTGTCGCTGCATGTAGCCCTGCGTGCCAAACGTAAACGACGTCCCCAGGGAACAACGCCCACGCCTCTCGCCAGTCGGCCTTGTCATCGTTGAGGACCTTGCCAACAGCCCCAGCGCCCAGGCAGCGATTGCCCATACCATCGGAATGACGTGCCGCCTCATTGCGCCAGTTTGCGTCATACTCCACCCCATAAGGCGGGTCCGTGACCATCAAATGCGGCGTCGCCCCGTTCAGCGCCTTGGCCACATCGTCGGCGCTCGTGCTGTCCCCGCACACCAGACGGTGGTTGCCGAGCAACCAGACATCGCCGGGAACCGTTACCGGTTCAACCGGCGGCTCCGGGGCTTCCTCGGCGCGGGCGAGGTCGTCCTCACCCATCACGGAAAAATCAAGGTCCCCGAACCCGGTCAGGGAAATATCCAGCCCTGCAAGGCTAATCTCGTCGAGTTCGATCCGCAGGAGGTCTTGGTCCCAGGTTGAAAGCTCGGTCAGCCTGTTGTCGGTAATTCGGTAGGCTTTTTTCTGCGCCTCGGTCCAGCCCCGCGCGACCATGACCGGGACTTCCTCGATCCCGAGCTTCTGAGCGGCCATGATCCGCCCGTGGCCCGCTATGATGGTTTCGTCCTCGTCGACAAGGACCGCCGCCGTCCACCCGAACTCGCGGATCGAGGCCGCGATCTGGTCAACCTGCGCTGGCGTGTGGACCCGGCTATTCCTCGCATAAGGGACTAGGTCCTTCGTCTTGCGCGCCTCGACTTTGGCCGCTGGCCACCGCTCGTCCAACAAAATTCCGCCCCCCGGCTCTTTTGTATTGACACGGCCGCGATGAGGTTCGTATTTATACACCCGCGGCACACCGCCGTAAGTAGCACAACCCGAAGGAGCCCACAAGCCATGAAAAGCCAAATGACCCTCACCGAGCTTGCCGCCGAGGTATCGGCCCGGGAAGACCGCAAGCTCGACCTCATTGCCGACACGCGCTCGATGCAAATGGAGCCGACCGGCGAACTTCTCCGCGTCGGCCAGGACGAGTTCCAGATCGGCCGGATTGCCCACGAGCAGATCGGCGAACGCCTCGAAATCCCGACGAAATACTACCGCCGGATGCAGGCCGAAAACGCCTCGCTCCTCGCCGTCAACGTCAATAGCTGGTTCAACAAGAACCCCGAGCCGCGGATGCTCCGCACCCTCGACGGG